TGCCTCGCCAGTAATGAGTTGCAAACCCATACTCATCAACTTCAATGCGAAGTTGACCAAGCACCATCTGGTTGATATGCACCATTTCGTGTGCAAGAACTTGGATCATTTTTTCTGCATCAAGCCCGGAATCCACAAACAACAAAAACTCACCGGGTGCATGCTTTTGTGCTGCACCGTTATATCCGTTACTTTTAGCAAGATTTTTGCGAACAATAACATCCAGTTCAAAGTTTCGTTTGTTGAGTTTGAGCTTTTGGGCAAGAAACTCAACTACCTGCTCAATGAACAGTTTCTTAACTTTGCTGCGGAAGTGAACTTGTGTTTTCATATGGTAATTGTAGCACACTTTTAGCTATGCGTACTGCAAAGCCGCAATAAGGCTATATTGCTCAAAAACTGTAATACAATCGTTGTAATTTTGCTCTAATTCTTGGTAACGAAGTGTTGTTTTTTGGACACGGCGACACTCTACAAACTCAGAATCTAGCTGATTCCAGCCGTTGCTTACATTTTTGTAGAACTTCCACATTTTGCTTTTTGGGACCATGCCCATACTTTGCAACTGTGCAAACGCAATTTTGTTACGTTCTCTATTTTGATTGTGGCGAGTGTGCATGTCCATTCGGGCATTATACAACAAAAACATATAGTGTCAAACCCATAAATACAGCATTGAGGATATAACATGGCTAGATTAAGTCTTTGGAAAGACGGTAGACACAGTAACGATTACAAGTTTTTGGATAGACGCATTGCCGAAATGTACACCATTGGCGGGACTGGGATCCTACTGCACAAATACTTAGGCCCTGTTGAGCAAACAGAAAGCACCGACGCAACAAAGCCGGTGTACACAAACCAAAGTGAAATGAACATTCAGGACTTGCTGTTCATTGAAAACCGTGATCGAAAGTACGATACCAGTGTTTACACTATGCGTGGCATTTACCAAGTACAGGATAACAGCTTTGACCTAAGTCAGTTCGGTTTGTTTCTGCAAACTGGTACCTTGTTTATGACATTCCACTTAAACGACATGGTTAACACTATTGGTCGTAAGATTATGAACGGCGATGTACTTGAGTTGCAGCACTTAATTGACTACAACCCACTAGACGTTGAATTGCCTGTTGCTCTAAAACGTTTCTTTGTTTGCAGTGATGCACAATTTGCCAGCGAAGGTTTTAGCCCAACATGGTTCCCACACTTGTGGCGTGTTAAGTTAAACCCCCTAACAGATAGCCAAGAATACAAAGATATTTTGAATAACATCAAAGCCGGTAACAATACCAACTCAAGCATTGCTGATGTGTTAAGCACCATTAGCAAGTACCAAAATATTAACGATGCTATCATCGAGCAAGCCCAAATTGACTTGCCTAAGAGCGGTTACGACACATCGGGCATCTACATTAAATCTAGTACACTGCCAGACGGCACAGAAACTACACCAGAGAACAAAGTACAAGGCTATCTAACCGGTGATGGTACCGGGCCTAATAGCATTGCAGTGGATAGTGGAATTAATTTCCCAACACATCCGACTACAGGCGAGTACTTCTTACGTGTTGACTATGTACCAAATCGTTTATTCCGTTACGACGGTAAGCGTTGGATCAAGATTGAGGATGCTGTACGCACTAACTTAACTAACGGTGCAACAGATAATCAAACTCTACGTAACAGCTTTGTTAACGATACAAGTACTTACACTGATAACAGCGGCGGTACACACACTACCTTACAGGGTCTAAGTAAGATCCTAAGACCAACGGCGGATAACTAATGGCTCAACAATTTTTCTACGATGGTCAAATCCGTCGATTTCTAACACAGTTTATAAGAATGGTAAGCAACTTCCAAGTGGAGTTTGGCAAGGACCGAAATAACTTAACAGTACTACAACGTGTTCCCGTTTACTATGGCGACGCAAGTAGACAAGCCGCAATGATCCTGCGTGGCAATAGCGAAAGCTCATTGAACGCTGTTCCTGCAATGGCTGTTTATATTAGCGGAATTTCATACGATCAATCACGTATGCAAGAGCCGTACCACGTTAGCAAACTAAACCTGCGCCAACGCAGTTACGATCCAAACACTGGCGAATACGGTACTACCCAAGATACTGCTTACACTGTAGAACGTTTAATGCCTGTTCCATACAAGCTAACTCTAAAGCTAGATATTTGGACCAGCAACACTGAACAGAAGCTACAACTATTTGAACAACTAGGTGTGCTGTTTAATCCAAGCATGGAGATCCAAAGCACAGACAACTATATCGATTGGACTAGCTTAACTGTAGTAACTAGAACCGACATTAACTGGTCTAGCCGTAGTGTGCCAGCTGGCGGCGAAGAGCCAATTGACATTATGACTATGACTTTTGAAATTCCAATTTGGATCAGTGCCCCTGCAAAAGTTAAACAGCTCGGTGTTATTCAGAAGATTGTCACAAGCATCTTTGATGCCAATGGTAACATTAACGAAGACTCATTACTTGAAAGTAATATGCTTGCCCGCAAGATGCTTACTCCAATGGGGTATGGTGTTGTTTATGTTGGTAACACCTTAAAACTAATTAAGCCTTCCGAAATTGTTAACGGATCAGAGAAGATAGGTACAGCAGATGACTGGCATAGTTTGATTGACGTATACGGCCAGTTACGTGATGGCACAAGCCAGATACGCTTAGAGCTAGGTGCCGAGTATGACGAAACAACTGGCTCAACGACACGCAATGAAGTTGTCGGCACTGTTGCATTCCACCCAAGTGATTCTACTACCTTGTTGTTTACTGTAGATAGTGACACCTTGCCTGCTAATACACTTTCGCCAATCGACGCTATCATTAACCCGCAATCTATTGCAGTTGATAGTGGAATTACTACCCCTGCAAGTGGCACACGTTATTTAATACTAGATGATATCGGATCTGACGTTGCTATTTGGGGCGGGGTAAGTGCAAATGCAAATGATATTATTGAATACAACGGAGTGTCTTGGTCCGTTGTTCTTGACAGTGCTAGCCATTCTCAGCTAGAATACGTTACTAACTTAACCACTACCGTCCAGTACAAATGGTCTAATGGTGCGTGGACTAAGAGCGTAGAAGGTGTATATCGAGAAGGCGAATGGTCAATCATACTGTAGGCGTAGGCGTACTATTTTATAGTCAACAAACTAAACGTTACTTGTTCTTATTGCGTAATGGCCATAAGCACAACGGACATTGGGGGTTAGTTGGCGGTAAAGTAGAAGCAAACGAAACAGCCATACAGGCCCTAACTCGTGAAATCAAAGAGGAGATTGGGCCTGTAGCTTACAGTAAAGTAATTCCCTTAGAACACTTTACCAGCGATAATGCAAACTTTGAGTACCATACTTACATTATTCCTGTACCTTCAGAGTTTGTGCCCACTCTAAATCACGAGCATCGCGGCTATGCTTGGACACACATAGAAGATCACCCGAAGCCATTGCATCCGGGTGTCTGGAGAACTTTTAACTTTGCTAGTGTACTAGACAAGATTAAAACTTTAGAAGGTATTTTATAAGTCGGCTTCTATAACAAACTGGTTATAGTTTATCTGTCGGAAGTTAGAGGAATACTTCCATAACTCAGGAACCCTGGCAGTTACTTCGGGCATAACTCGAACAAACTCAGTGTTTGGGTAAGTATTAAACACTTCTGCCATTGACTGTACCCAAAATTCTTCTGAGTAAGGTGCAGAAGGGTATCCGTTAGTTCCTTCATAAATGTTGTAACTTGCAGTAGGGTCGTCTATGCCGTCAAATCCTAGCAAGAATACTTTACGATGCTCGTCAAATGCTGCTAGGTATGTTGCAACGGTGCCTGCATTCCATTGCGGATCTTGCGGAACATTGTAATAGCGATTATGGTTCCAGTGGTTTAGAAATCTTGATACAAATAGCCTAGTTCTGTAGAAGATGCCGTTAGTTTCGATATCTGCTAATATGTCTTTGTTTGTGGTTACAAGAAAATCCGGTACAAAGTCTTGATAAATTGCGTTGCACCCGTATGTTCTTAAAACTTTCGACGGAATTGCAGCAACAGGGCGATTAACTAACAACCCAGGGTTAAATTTGGCGCGACTTATTCCGTTGCCAAGAACTACTGCACATCTGCCGTAACTAGGCCATTCGTTGTCAGTTAAGTTTAAGTGAGAACGTTGTACTGCCCATTCGCGGTTTTGATAAACTAACCCAGAGATTGCATCTTCGCTAGGGTAAGTAGATCTGTAAATTTCATTAATAGCCATATCAACTATTTATTGCTATAAATAATTTACATGTTCCATCAATACTCTGAAAAGAATAAATTCGGATACTACACAGTTGGCGATTTTTGTACATACTCAAAACTCGAAGCGTTTGAGGTTTCCCAGAAAACTCATAAAGAAATACAACGCCACTTCAACGACGAAGTTTTCTCCGCAATCGACACCACCATTGAGCCACCGCATAGCATCTGGCATTACTATACCCAACGGGCACAACAAATACGAGAAAAATATGACTACGTAGTTGTTATGTATAGTGGCGGAGCAGATAGCAAAACCGTGTTAGACTCATTTGTCAAAAACAACATACACGTCGACGAGGTTGCACAATTTACTGCCGCAGAAGGTGCCGGCAAAAACGCATTTATGGACAGGGAAGTATGGCGAGTAGCTGCCCCGGAATCCAATAAACTTGTTGATGGTTTATCTGGCACTAAGCACCGAGTTATTG